TTGCCTGGTGCGGAAGGTGGTCTTGGGAATCTCGGTCCGGATATTGCTGCTGCGCTCGCGTATGCTCACGAGGAAACCTGTCCTGCTGATTTTCCCGATTGCGATAACATTGATTTAAGCGGTACCTGGACCATCTTTAATCTCCCTTCTGTCGGCGGTAGTTCTGTTGATTGCCCGCGTCCTGTCCTGGTCTATTACGAGACTGAATTGACGCTCGATATGTTCTGCGATTTCTTCGATGGTGAAGTGATGCAGCCTTTCTTGTTCTGGTTCTTCGGTCTCGTTTGGTCGTTCGCGGCTGTTCGTATCGTGTTAAGCGCGTAGGGGGGCATCATGGTTGTCGTAATCTCTGGTCTTATTGGTCTCATCGCTAAAGGGCTTATGAGTGCCAGGACTGCGTTGGTTCTCGCTGCTGCTCTTACCGCTCAATTCCTCGTTACTTCTCCAATCTTCATCTCGTTCATCATCATCGTTATTGAAGTTTCAACTGGCTGGCTCTCTCGTTGGGTTCTTCCCTGGGGTTTAGAGTTGTCGCTCTCCGTCCTTGCTTTCATCTTTCAGCAAACACCGCTGCTCGGTCCTTATAACGCTATGAACGCCGCGCTCTCTAATCCTCCGGATACAGCCGTCTGGTTGTGGTACACCATGCGGCTGGATTTGTTTCTGTCTCTTACACTTACTGCCCTGGGGTTACGCTTCATAATCCGCCGTCTTCCTGTCATCGGTTAGGGGTCTCCATGAGTATTCGCCTTATCACTGGTTTGCCGCGCTCCGGTAAAACATGGCATGCAATCCAGGACATTACACTCGGTGCGCTGCGCGAGGGCCGGAAGGTCTACACCAATGTCGAAATCAATACTGAAGCCATAATCAAGGTGGTCCCTGCTGCCCGTTACCTGCTCCACAAAATAGACCTGGCTGAATGGCTCCGGACTCCTCGCCTCGCTCTTGCTCCGCACTTAAACGGAGCCGTTCATATTCTTGATGAGGCTTGGATGTTGTTCCCGTCTACGCAAAAAAGTCGTGAAGTCCAGGGTCCAGCGTTCCAGGAATATCTTGCCATGCATGGGCATCGCGCCGACCCTTTTTTTTCCACGGATATCGTTTTTATCGTGCAACGAGCCGCGCAGCTTGCCAAGTGGGCGCGTGAGTTGGTTGAGATTCACATTGACCATAAGAAAATGTCTACCCTCGGGGTTGGCATGGTAGGAACGCGCCGGATCATGTCCGGCGTGGACGGTCCCGAAATAGGTTCCGAGCGTTATGTCCTCGGTGGTTCTAAACCTCTATACATAAGCCAAAGTCAGCGCACCGCCGACCAGGCGGGCATCTCTGTTGAACGCATGTCTGGTCGCGGGTACACAATCTGGCATCGTCCGGCTACCTGGTTGTTTCTCTCCTTCATCTTTGGCATCGGGTATGTCCAATACAATTATTGGTCCGGGGAACACTTCTTCTCGAAGGCCGGTCAGTTCCAGTTGGTTGCGGTCCCTGAACCGCAGCCAATAGACCCGCGCGATATGCTGCTCGTTGCCGGTCTACCAGTACGCCAGGGTGAGAGTCATCCACAGGGCGCAGCGGAGCCCCCTCCAGGGCTCATCGCTCGCCCTGTGGTTGAGTCTCCTGGTCGCTTAACCGGCTACTGGGAAACTCTCGGCCTCCGCACCGCTTTTGTCGAGATTGCTGGACGGACAATCGAGATACCTGCGGATGATTGTGATTTCGCTGGTGAGCCTGGTGCGTCCAGGGTCATGCGCTGCCGGTATGGTGGTGTTGTTTATCACGCCTCCAGTGCTGCGTTCTAATGGAAGGGCTAGATTCCAAATATCCAACTTCGGAAGCCTGGGTAACCTTCCTGCGGCGTTTTCATTGGGATTGGTTTGCGACCTTCACTTTCCGCGAGACAATCCATCCCGAGGCTGCTGACAAAAAGTTCCGCGTCTGGGTCTCCCAAATCAATCGGCAGCTGTTCGGTGTTCGCTGGTACAAGCGCAAATCCGGCGGCGTTGCCTGGGTGCGTGGTCTCGAGTGGCAGCGGCGCGGGGTCATCCATTACCACGCGCTGATGACCCATCCCTTGAACCTGAACAACAAGCTGTCCCGCCTCGAGGCCATGCGCCGGTGGGAAAGGCTCGGCGGCGGGTTCGCTCGAATCGAGGCTGTCGAAAGTCAACAGGATACCTGCGCTTATGTCTCCAAGTATGTTGTAAAGGGCGGAGAGATTGATTTATCTGTAAACCTGCCTTATTACCAGACGGAGGATTAAACGCCTTACAGGGGCTTGTATAGCCTCCCTGGTTGCTGCTAGGCACGACCAGGAGTCTCGGCGGGGATGGCGCAGCCGCGAAGCGGCGCGCCATTTCCTTGCTTGACGGGTTACCTATGCCTAAAATTCAATCCTTGCCTCGCCTCGGTTTATCTGTTAAAAGGGGTTCGTGTTCAATTAACTACTTGAGGTGATGCAATGCAGATAATCGTAACGGATATGAAAGTAACTACCAAAGAGGGCACCAGCGCAAAGGGCAAGCCCTACACCATCCACGAACAACAAGCCCTGGTCCACAAAGGTCTTGAGCGTCTGCTCATCCAGGTGCCTCTTGATGATGTCGCTAAACCTTATCCCCCTGGCAACTACACTGTAGACCCTTCTTCTTTCGTGAAAGGGCCCTGGGGACAACTTGAAATTGGGCGGCTTCAGCTGCTCCCGACCAAAGTCTGATGCAGCTCCGGTCCCTACTTCTTCATAACCGGATACACCAGCGCGGAGGGTTAGGGACCGCGCTGTTTTTAATACTTCTCCTCGGCTTTGCTGCTCCTTCTCTTGCTCAAACATGTCACGGTCCAAGCTGCATGCTAGACCTTACTGGTTGCTCCTGGATTCCTGTCGCTGATGCTTCAGCTGTTACATGGCTTCCGCCTGTTCAACCTGCTGCCGGTGATATTGTCCAGATTGCAGCCATCTTTCGCCGCCAGGTTACTGCTTACGACACTGGCACCATCAACGGCGTTATCCGGTCCAACCTTAACGGCGCGAACCTTCTCCGAAATGAAGCGTCCGATGCTGCTACTACCTTCGGTCTCCTTGAAGTTGCGCTGGTGGAAACTTGCGACTCCTGGGAAGGTACTTCTGGAGCCTGGTTGCCCGACAACCCCGAATCTCTCGGTTTAGCTATGCAGGAATTAGCTACTCCGGTTTTTCTCCTTCTCCTTACTTCTGGGATGCTTGGTTTTGTCATCTCGTTCTCAAAGGGTCTGTTATGACCTGCGCAGCCGTAGCAGCACCGGTACGGCCTCCGAGGGTATCCCCATGAACTTCAAAAACCTCCTAGCTGCTGGCCTTTCGTCAGTGGCGTTGCTTGGTTCTTCTGTCGCTCTGGCTACTCCTACCGGTATCGCGGCTATTGCTGCCTCCTACGACTTCACGGCTGTAGAGTCTGCAATGGTTACGATTGCTACGGCTGTCGCTGTTCTGATTGTCGTTGTTATCGGTTGGCGTTTCCTGAAGCGCATGAGCTAAACGCGAGGGGCGGCATGTTTCGCGCCCCTTTCTTCATTCGGACGGATGCCCCGTTAGGATCATCGTCCGAAAGTCCTTAAAAAAGGGTCGAAACAATGTCGCATGAACATTTATCTCTCGCTCGGGACATGCTTCGGGTCTCTGACCCGCCAGGTGCTACGGAAATTTCCAAACGCCAGCACCGCGCTGCCCGTCTCCGCCTTAAGGCCTATGCCGTTAAAGTCCTGGACGCGCTTGAGGCTTCCGTTCTCGGTGATGACAATGTGGTGCCTTTCGATGACCATAGGTGA